GGATTTTATCTTTTCCCATATCTTCATTATCGCATTGCGGAAATCCTCGTTGGTGTTCCACAAATATACGATAACGCCCACAACGGCTGCGATAATTGCAATGATAAGTCCTACCTTGGAAAATAGCAGAGAGCCTACCTTGACAATTGCGCCAACGCCCGAAACGAGTTTGCCCAGAACGAGGAGCAAGGGTCCGATAGCCGCCGCTAAAAGGGCTATGGTTACGATATTTTTCTTTGTGCCAGAAGAAAGTCCCATAAACCGATTGATAAGCGGTACGATATATTTCGTAAGAAGCTCACGAATAATCGGTATCAGGACATCACCGAACTGCAACGCAATCTCCTCAACCATCGAGGAAATTTCCGCCATCTGACCTTGCAGGGTATCAAGCTGTGTAGCCGCCATTTCGGAGGCTTTGTTAGTGCCTGTTACCGCATCGGTCATATCACGCACGGCATCACCGCCCGCGCTCATAAGCGCAAGCATACCCGGACCTGCTCTCGCACCGAACACTTCCATTGCCTGCGCCGTTGTCATTCCCGCCGCCGAAAGCGTATCAAGAATGCTTGCGAGGTCATTGGTCGTGGGGTCGAGTTGCTCAAGGCTGATGCCGAGTTGTTCAAACACCTTCAGCGCAGATGACGTCGGGTTCATCAGCGAAACGAGCGCTTGACGAAGGGACGTACCTGCCGTAGAACCGTCATAGCCTGCGTTATAAAGAACGGAAAGCGCACCCGTAACCTCTTCAATCTCCCAACCGAGGGAGTTTGCAACGGGACCGATATAGCCCATAGAGGTTGCAAGTTTATCCATAGATGCCATTGATGCACCGATAGCCGCCGCATATACGTTGGTTACTCTCTGTGCCTCACTCGCCTCCAAGCCGAATTGGTTTAGAGCCGAAATAACAGTGTCGGTCGTAAAGGCAAGGTCACTCTGCGTTGCCGATGCAAGGTTCAGCGTTGCCTCGATGGAGTCAGCCATCTGGTCAACCTTATAACCCGCCGATGCCATATAGTAAAGTGCATCCGCCGCCTCCGATGCCGAGAATACGGTCTTTGCGCCCATCTCTCTTGCAAGGTCGGTCATCTGTTGGAGTTCTTCACCCGTCGCGCCCGCAACCGAGGCTGCGTTTGCCATTGATTGCTCAAAGTCCTGCGATACCTTTACGACACTCGTTCCAAGCGCTATCAAGGGTGCGGTTATACTTGCCGTTAACGTTGCACCCGTTTTGGTAAGGCTTGAAGCCACTTTTTTGATTTGTTTTTGTGCGGTTTGTAGTCCTTTTGACAGCGAGGATATATCCGCTGCAATCTTAACTACCAAGTTTCTGATTACCGCCAAGTATCCTCACCTCCTATTTGATGATTACGCCTTTTTCCGCAGCCATTGCTTTGAGAATCGCATCACTTGCCGAGTTTTTCTTTTTTGGCTTTTTACGAACGTTTTTCAGCACTTTTTCAAGGCTGGGCAGTTTTTTCTGCCGCGCAAACGCCTCGGTATGCCATGCAAGCGTGAGGAGATTTTCAAACTCTTGGTATTGCGCCTCTTTGCGTTGTTTTACGAGTAGGTAAATCTCATAAGGCGTATATTCTGTCACCGCAATCGGGTCAATCCCGAAATGGATGACCGCCTTCTCGCAAAACTCGGAAAGGTCAAAGGCGGTCTCATTTATTCCCCCGATTTAGCCTTGGCTTTACCGAAGGCGAGAGTAAGTGCCTTTCCGATTTTATCCGCCACAGTGTTGATATCCGAATACTCGTCAATCAAATCACCGACAGCTTCAAGCGTTAAGGTCTTATCTTCGTGGTAAAGACCTGCGTAAATAATAGCAAGAAGGTCTTTAATGCCCACGTTGTTGAGGTCGAGGGACATAATGGATTTGCCCGTGATATCCTCCACCTTTGCAAGGGCGTTGATGCCGTAGCGAAGGGTGCGGGGTCTGTCAAGTTCGATTGTTACGCCGTTTTTCATATCGTGCCTCCTTATGCGCCCTTGACGAATTCAAGCGCACCCGTGCCTGTGAATTCAATGCTGATAGACACAACATCGTCCACGGGGTCTTCGATGGAAAGGCTCGAAATATACGCCTCACCCATGTAATAATTCGTGGCATCGACATACATTTTTACCTTTACGATAGAGCCGTTAAGGAATGCGGTCTGCAATGCCTCCTGTCCCGCCGTATCGGTAGGGACGTTATAGTCACCCTCCGAGCTTGCCGTCCACTCTTTCAGACCCGTGATGTAATTTTTCCAATCATCACCAAGAGCCGTGGTTTCGAGCGTTTCAAGGGAAAGCTCAAGCGACCAGTTCTTGATACCCACAACTTTCTCGGTTGCGGATTCGCCAATGACAACCTTGCCGTTTTTACCTGCAACTGCCATAATAATATCCGCCTATTTTTCGTTGAAATGAAACTCGAACTCGATGCTCGACATATGCTCCTCCATATTGAATTTGAGGGAGGTGTTGCCGTTGTAATCGTAGTCCGCTTTGATAAATACAGCCTCTATGTGAAGACCGCACATATCTCCGTAGTAGTCCTGAAAGGTAGCCTTAACCAATCGGGAAAGTTCTCTTGCTTTTTTGAAAGTCCTATCGTGGCACACGAACTGTATCGTCTGCCTTACAAACCCCGTGTCCCCTTGGAGCGCCGAATCGTAGTTGCTTATAATAGGGCTATATACGATTGACGGCAAGGGCGCATTTTCGGGAAGTACGCTTGGATACACTCTGTCCTTGACAAGCGCCACGATTTTGGGGTTGGATAGCAACTTTTCAAATACTGCCTGACAAATATCTTTCATAGTTTCCGTCCCACCGCCTTTGCGATTTCTCGCACGATTTCTTCGTTAATTTGGTTTATATTTCTGTCCACGGCGTTGCGTAAGAAAGGATTTGCGGGTCTGCCTCTTGCGCCAAGCTCAACGTGAGTGCCGTATTTCAGGCTTTTATCGTAATCGACCTTGACAGTGGCTTTCGTTGCCGTTGCCTTGTCCTTTTCAAGACGTAGGCTCTTTTTTAACGCACCCGTATCCTCGGGACAGTTGCGCCTTGCATCTTCAAGTGCGATTTGTCCGCCAGCTTCAGCACCCGCCATCAGAACAGACGATGCAGCATCCTCCATCGACTTCAGATCCTTCGCAAGGCTCTCCGCACCCTCCACTGACACCTTCACCTTTTTCTGCTTTGCGCTGTAACCCATCCGATACCATCTCCTTTGCCGTGATTATCGTCCACCTATGCGAGGTGGTCAAATCCCCGATACCGATAATTTCGTAGGTCTTATCTGCATATTGAAGTCGGCACATAACATCGATTTTAGGGTTATACCGAATCGTGATTTTCGTTGTATGCTCGGCTTGCACCTGTTGCGCCTGCATAAACTCCGTACCACTGCTCGGCTCGATTTTTGCCCATAATCGGGAAACGGCAACCCACTCGCCGTCCTCTCCGCCATACGCATCACGCTCCACTTTATATTTCAAAAGGGTGATGCGCCGATTGAGTTCGCCTATGGTCATTAGAACCTCTCCCTCCGATACGCAAATAACATCCGCCTAACAAGGTCAAGGGTGGTGGCAATATCCACGCCCTCCTTGGTCTTGCTTATCTGCCTCTCTTCGTAAAGCGTGCCTACGAGAATCAGCATTGCTTGATATACGGTTTCGGGAATTTTGTCGAAATCTGTCAGTTTTTTACGCATAACCTCTTCCACAAGTTCTTTTGCGGTAACGATTAAGGAGGATACAAGCGCATCCTCCTCATCTCCGTCTATACGTAAAAAATCCTTGGTTTCTTTAAGGTCAAGCATTTCTCTTTGCAAGGGTTACGAAAGGCGAAACGCTTGCAGAACCCTTGTAAGGTGCGAGAGGCTTGTTCCAGATGGGCTTACCATCCACGCGGTAAATAAAGCGGAATACCGACTCATCGTAAAGGAAACGAACGTGGATAGACGATGCCGCCTTCACGCCACCCTTATCGATAAGGAGGTACTGACCGACGTCGGCAAGGATAATATCACCGACCTCGCCAGCCGCCGAACACTGCTCGATGGGAACAACGGGTCTGCCGAAGAGAGTGCCGTAAGGCTTTTCGGAAAGACCGCCAGCAGGAATATATACGGGCTTATCACCAACCTTGAGGGTGTAGAGATAAGGCTCAAGCTCCTGATTGATGTACCATACGGCGTTGCCACGGGAACGGCTCCAAAGTCTGTTCCACATTTTGATAAGGTTCTCGACAGTGATGATGTCGGTTTGGTCTTTTTCCGCAGCCACAGTTACCGCAGCACCACTGTTGAGGATACCGAGAGGTTCGCCCTCACCCGTACCCGAGAGGATGGCATCGTCAATCTTAAAGCCGAACTCCTCGGCAAAAGCCTGACGAATAACCGCCTCAAGTGCTGCCGCATCCTGCAAAAGCTCATCGGTTGCGTAGCAAAGACCCGTGAGTTTCTTAAGGGAAAGCTCCATCTGTCTGAACTTGGGCTTGGAAGCGGTAAGCTCATCAGCCTCACCCTCCCAATAGGTCTGCACGCCACCCCAACGAGAGCCGTTTGCACGGGACTCTTCGTCAACAGCGTTGATTTTAAGGCCGTTTGCGTTGGTGCTGATAGGGATTTTCTTAACCTTGGATGCAAGGATACCCGTTTCATAGGTGCGCTTGAGCAGTTCGGTTACGAAATCCTGCTGAACAAGGAAACCGCCGTCGGAGGGCGTAGTTTCGTTAAGACCCATAGCCGCACGGGTCGAGAGTCTTTCGTCAACGTGACCGCCGGGGGCTGCCGCACGATATGCTGCAAGCAACTGCTCACCGAAAGAGGTAAATCTCTTCTCATCGGTCTTGGTGGGCGTGGACTTCACCTCGGGCGTTTCCACATTTCTTTCCTCGGGTTCGATTGCGAGGAGCTTTTCTGCGCGGTTGATGGACTCGTCCCACGAACGAATTTCGCTTTCGTACTTGTCGATTTCCTTCTGCTCATCGTCAGTAAGGAATCTGTCCTCCGCTTCGGATTTGGAGAGAACCGCCATAGCCTTGAGGCGGGCATCCTCTCTCTTTGCCTTCATTTCGAGAATTTTCTTCATTGTCATAGTTCATGACCTCCATTAAATATTTTTGAATTTGGTTTTTAAGGCGTTGAGTTTTGCCTTGTTTTTTGCGCTTTTCACAGCGGATTCGTGTTCTTGTGCCACTTTGCGCTGTTCTTCCTTGTATCCGTTGTACGATTGCATCGCACGGACACCGACGTCGGTCTGCGTATATGCAGGGAAAGTAACGGGGCTGACATCAAAAAGACGAACCTTTTTGAGTTCACGGGTGTCCATACCACCCTCCGATGCCCAACTGTCCTGTTCTACTACGAAACCGATAGACATTTGCGAAATATCTCCACGGCGGATGCTTGTAACGATGTCCCTTGCCCAACTGGTGTCGGGAGGAGAGATTTTTACACGAAGTCCCACCTCATCTTCGGTAAGCTCAAGCGTACCCGCTTTATTTCTGCCGAGGACATAGTTGGGGTCGTGGTTGAACAGGGCGCGGATGTCATCACTTGCGATGCTTTCCGCAAAAGCGCCACGGCTGACCTTTTCCTTAAACGGAAAAATACCGCCGAGGGTTTCGCTCCAAAGGTCAAACACCGCTGCGTGTCCTTCGATGACACCGCCGCCGTCATCATTCACTCGAAGTTCCGTCATTGGGAGCATTCTTAGTTCCTTCTGGTTCTTCATGGCTACCTCCTTTTTGTTTTTCGTCTACGTGCGCAGTGGTCATATTGCCGTTGACGAGATAATCATCACCGCCTTTTTCCGCAGGGATGAGTTCCATATCCTCAAGGGCACGGATGTCGTTGATGGAAAGCCAGCCGTTTTGTCTGCCGATTGCGTAGCCCTCCATTCGGGATTTGTAATCACCGCGCATAAGTCCGTCAACGTTAAAGCGTGCAAAATAAATAAGCCGTTCGCTTTCATCAAGCAACGACCTCGATATTTCTTGCTCCCACCGCACTATCCACGGGCGGATGGTATGCTGAACGAACTCTATGGATTGGTGTTCAATGTTCGAGAAGGTCGCTCTTTCAAGGTCCCCGACAAGGTGCGGAGGCACTCGGAAAATACGGCAAATCTCGTTCACTTGGTATTTACGGGTTTCGAGGAACTGCGCATCCTCGGGCGCAATACCAATGGTGTGGTATTTCATACCTTCCTCAAGGACGGCAACCTTATGGCTGTTGCGTGTGCCTTGATATACCTGATTCCAAGAGGCACGGAGCTTTTCGGGGTCTTTCAGAACGCCGGGGTGTTCAAGGACACCGCCCGGTCTTGCTCCGTTCCCGAAGAACTTTGCGCCGTATTCCTCTGTGGCAAGGGAAAGTCCCACAGCCTCTCTTGCTTGCGCTATGGGGCTGATGCCTTTAATGCCGTCAAAGGATAGCCCCTTGACGTGGAATACTTGATTTGGCTTATAGGTAAAGGTCTGATTGGTTACATCGTCCGTATAGGTGTATTTAATCTTTTTTGTCTGCGAATCACGCTCAACGGTCATATTTTCAGGCTTTAAGTACCATAGCTCGGTAACGTGTCCTTGCTTTCGGATAATGCGAGCGTAGGCATTGCCGTAAAGCAAAAGGCTCGTCATCATCGTTTCACGGAACTCAAAGCTCGTCATTTCATCGTTGGGGATTTCGTATAAACAGGAATGCAGCGGATGCGCCTCGGCAAGCTCTTTTTTGCCGTCCTTGCCACGCTTATATAGGTGCAAAGGCAAACTTGCCACTGTTTCCGCAAGAATTTTGACACAGGCATAGACCGCAGAGGTCTGCATTGCCCGCATTTCGTCCACTCTTACGCCACTGCTTGAATTACCGCCGACATAATCGACATCAACACCGCGTATGAACTCTTGCATTTCTTTGCTTGGAGCCGTCCTCGTTTCAGGAGCATCACGGCTACGCTTTTTTGAAAAAAGTCCCATTTTACCTCCGTTTTTGCACGAAAAAAGCACCCACCTCTCGGTAAGTGCCTATCGTATGAAATTTTGTTGTTTATTTAGAAATTTTCGCTGATTGCGTTGTATTCAGCCGTCAGCCGTGCGACCTCTTGTGCAAGGCATTGTCTACGAAAGCCGTTTTTGCAAGCCTTGCCCTCGGCTGTGAGCCTTTCAATCTCCGCCTTCCGCCGTTTCAGAACCTCGATTTCATTCCCCTCAAGGGCATCTTTCAAGTCCTTTTCAAACCTTGTCATCTGCCAACCTCCACGAAAATGCCCGTGTATCTTGCGTAATCGCAGCCTTCTGCGTTAACAAAAATGCAGTATGGCATCGTGGCGCATTCGACCTTGATGCAGTGCCATACGCCGTTTTCGTCCACCCTCATAAGGTCTTTGTTTTCGGTAATGAAAGGATACTCGTCAAGCAGGTCATTTGAGAAAATCCTGAACTCGTCCTCGGGAAGGGTTACGGTCTTTTCGGTTATGACCTCGACCACGCTCCCGCCCCAATCCTTAAGCCATCTTTGTGCGCTCGGCGCTTTGCTTACCATTGTTACTTTCATTGCGAAATCTCCTTTGCTTTTTGTACTCACATATTAACTCTAAACGAGATATATATCCAGTGATTTGGGGCAGAATTCAAAGAAAAGTATCAATTTTATAGCACGATTATGCCACGCTCGTTGTAGATACTATCCGTACCCCCACCGCAGCGAATTGCTCGGTCAAGCGCCATAACAGTAGCCACTGCACAGTCGATTTTTTCAGTGGATTTTTCTTTGTCCATCTTGATATTGCCAGCGGGGTCGGTGCGTATAAAAACGTTATCCATCATCCACCGCAAAACAGGGTGTCCGTTGTGCGCAAGGCGCTTTTCAAGCGTGAGCTTCATCAGTTCTTTCGTAGGCGGACTCATATCCTTAAAGCCCTGTCCGAAAGGGACAACAGTAAAACCCATACCTTCAAGGTTCTGCGACATCTGAACCGCACCCCATCTGTCGAAGGCAATCTCTCGAATGTTATATATTTTTCCGAGTTCCTCAATGAAATTCTCGATAAAACCATAGTGAACGACATTGCCGTCCGTGGTCATAAGGTGTCCTTGGCGCTCCCATACGTCATAGGGAACGTGGTCACGATTGACACGAAGTTGGATATTTTCTTCTGGTATCCAACAATACGGCAAAACAATATAGCGGTCATCTTCATCGGTCGGCGGAAACACAAGCACGAATGCCGTAATATCCGTTGTTGACGAAAGGTCAAGACCGCCATAGCAGACACGCCCTCGAAGGCTCTCGGGGTCAATGTCCGTGGCACAAGCATCCCACTTGTCCATCGGCATCCAACGCACCGCTTGTTTTACCCATTGATTAAGGCGCAGTTGCCTGAATGCGTTTTCCTCGCCGGGGTTCTGCTTTGCGCTCTCGCACGCCACCTTTACCTTGTCGATACCCACTGTAATTCCAAGGGAAGGGTTGGCTTTCTTCCATACCTTGGGGTCTGTCCAATCGTCCCCCTCGTCTGCGCCGTAAATAACGGGATAGAAGGTAGGGTCGATTTTTCTGCCTTCCAAGATATCCTTGGCTTTCTGGTGCGTTTCGTAGCAGATGGATTTTGTATCCGTTCCCGCCGTGGTAATAAGGAAGTATAGCGGTTGCATACGGGCATCACCCGAACCCTTGGTCATAACGTCAAATAGCTTTCGGTTCGGCTGCGTATGAAGCTCATCGAAAACAACGCCGTGGATATTAAAGCCGTGCTTTGAATACGCCTCCGCCGATAGCACTTGATAAAACGAATTTGTCGGTAGATATACGATTCTTTTTTGCGATGCGAGTATTTTTACACGCTTTGCAAGGGCGGGACACATTTTTACCATATCCGCTGCGACCTCGAAAACGATACTCGCTTGTTGGCGGTCGGCAGCACAGCCATAGACCTCGGCGCGTTCCTCACCATCACCGCAAGTGAGCAGTAATGCAATAGCCGCCGCAAGCTCTGATTTTCCTTGTTTTTTCGGTATTTCTATATACGCCGTATTGAACTGTCGATAGCCGTTGGGTTTCAGAACACCGAAAAGGTCTCGGATTATCTGTTCCTGCCAATCGATAAGCTCAAATTTTTTGCCCGCCCACGTGCCTTTTGTGTGGCAGAGGCATTCAATGAAATTTACGGCGAAATCGGCGGAGGCTTTGTCGTAGTACGAGTCTTTTGCTTTGAACTTGGTAGGCTTGTATCCTTTTAATTTTCTCGTAACCCCCACCTCCTTTATAAACGAGAAAAGAGCCTATCAAGGCTCCTTTCGATATTTTTTTGTATCTATTCCTCCATTTTACCCGTCAGTATGAATTTTGCGTATTCGCCTCTGTGGTCGGTGAGGTACTCAACCAAGTCGTAAAGTCCCATCATCTCGGCTATTTCCGAAACTGTGCGGACATCAAACATATTGGTTAAGCCTGTATCCCGAACCTTAAGTATCTGCTCCTTTACTACATCGGTCATATCTTGCTCCCTCGGTTATAATTCGCTGAAAAAGGCGTGTCCGAAAACATCTCTGCATTCCTTGCAAAGGATATCCTCGTCAATGCCGTTTGCGATACCACCGCAGTATTTGCAAATGTGGTGGTTGTTGGCATCGTAAACCGCTGTAATTTTTTCGTCGGGGTAATGCTTGTTGCAAAGGCGAATCCAAACTGCCTCGGGGTAATCAAGAGGTTGCTTGAACTTCAGTTCAATAATTGCCTCGGGACCGACACCATAAATCTTATCAGTTTTCATCGTGTACCTCCTCGAAGGAATCCTCGCCCCACACCAAACCGAGCGAAGAGCCGTTTTCCCATCTTACGTGGATTGTGCCGATGTCGTCAACGCACTGAACTGTGCCGAGCGTTCCCACGGGCGGAGCTTGCATATCCTCCATTCCGAGGAGGCGAACTCTTGTGCCTTTGGGAAAGCGCTGTTTGAGGTTTTTTACAAAATCTTTCATAGCCTATCTCCTTTGATTTTTTGGTATGTGTATATTACCTCTAAAAGAGATATATATCCAGTGGTTTTCGGCAGATATTTGATAATTTTATGTGTCTTTTTCGGCAGCCCAAACGATACCCGCAAGTACAAAAAATACGCACGGGAGAGCCACGCCGTTGCCCCACATTTTATATTCGGCGCTATCACTGTGCGGGTTCTTTAGCCACTTGGTGATTTGCGCCACGCTTTTCGGCTTTGTGCTACTGCCGACAACCTTTCTATGGGTTTCAAACACCTCACTCCAAAAGGCAATATCCGCATCGGTCGGCTCTGGCGTTTCAAGGTCGGAACACCACTTGTCGGGGAAACCTTGCAACCTTGCGCATTCGGTGGGCGTGAGCCTACGAACAGTAAAGTTTTCATCCAGAACGCCGTTATGGTGTCCGGGACAAGAGCCGTTGACAACGGTGTTACCCATATTTTCATTGAAATACTGACCGAGGTCCCGGCAAGCGCTCGGGTCGAATCCATAGCAGATGGCGTTGGGGTCTTTATAGTCCCTTGCCATAAGCGTTGGGGACTTTTCCTCCTCCACTTGCGTGAAACTGCCCGTGGTCATTGCGTAAACGGCGTGTCGGTCAACAGTGTTCAGCGCATACATCACATCGGACTTTTTGTATCCGTTGCCAAAATGCGATGGACGAGAGCCGTTGCCCTCAATAACATAGGTATCACCCTTGGTGCAAACGGCAGGTTCACCGCCGTGTGTGCAAGTAAGAGTCGGCGCTTTTTCCTCGGTAACGTTGCAAGCGGATTTACCACCGCCTTGGTCTATGCAAACAACGGCAATACCACCTTGATTACAAGCGGGATTTCCGCCATTACAATCGACAGTTTTTGCTGTTTTTGCCTTATAAATACCGCTATTAGGGTTGGATGACTTCATTGAATTGGAGTCCTTGGCGCATATTCCGAACGGCTGAACAACACAGTTGAAGTTGTCCTTATCGGGCATACGCTGATTACCGCCTGCATTTTTAGCGGTAAGCGTGCCTGCGACGTCCTCTCCGTTCCAATATTGTCCGTCCACCACGAAGGGCTGATTGTTTCCGCCCGTGCCGTATGTAGACATTACTGTCGGCGCGGTATCAAGCGGTCCCGTGTACCTTGTGTCCTGCGAGTGATTTTCGTAGACTTGTTTTTCAAGTATGCAAGGCGGATGATGCGCCTCTGCCCGAAGGGTACAAGTTACGTCCTCGGTGATATCCATTCGGTTTCCGCCTTGGTCATTTAAGACTACGCCGTTGCGACCCGTGGACATACCACAGTTCACGCCGAGCGTTGCAGCCTTTTCGCTTACGCTTCCGTTGTAGCCATCGATGCCGATGCCTGCTGTATGAGCGCCTTCTTCAAAATGGTTGGCAGCTCTTTGCCACGCGCGGAACTCCTGTTGAGAATACCTTGACACGCCCTCGGACTTAAATAGTATTTCTCCTGCACCCGTGCCTCCAAAATCTGCGACAAGGTAGATTCTGCGTCTTCGTTGGGGGACTCCCCAGTATTGCGCGTCCAATACTCGCCAAGCAATGCTGAATCCGCCTCCCACGATAACGCCTGCGGATTTCCACCCGTTGCAAGCAGGCACTGAAAACTCTTCGTCTGCGATTTTGCCGACCTCTTCGAGGACACAGCGGAAGTCTTCGCCCTTGCAGGAACTGAAAGCGCCGGGGACGTTTTCCCA